GCGGTACGCTAACATAGGACGCAAGTAAGTCGCGGAACGGATCGTTCATCCCCTTTGGGACGCAAACGACTGAAGGAACGGGAAACTCGGATCACCCGAAAGGGTTAAAGGAGAAAAATCACCCAACTTCAGGAGTAAGACAATGAACACACTTCAACTCATCAAAGATCAGATCACCAAGCAGTCTGCATTGCATAACGCACAGATTACTCACACTGCATATCGTGGTGTTAAGTATTCTGTAAAGAATGTAGGACGCAAGGATCCTCAGGGAACCTTCTGCTATCGTGGTCGTACTTACACCAAATGAGGCAATCATGGAAGCACTACAAATCACGGGACTAGTTACCTTGGCATGTGTTGCTGGAATGGCTCTTATCTATGGTGAAATTGTACTCCTTCATAATACATGAGGAGGAAATTAAATGCTGAAGATCAAATTATATTATGATCTTCCAGAATACAATCCAGAAATTCACGATCCAGATAGGGTCTTTCGATTCCTAACTTATCGTGGAGTGAACTATGCTAAATGGGTTGACCTTAAGTCACTCAGCAGATGCATACCAAGATGGACAATAACTAAATGAGGACCTTGACGGGTCCTCTTTTTTTATCTATAATTAGTGGAAGTATAATCTTTTTATGGACAGAGAGAAACTCAAATTAATCGTGAGGAACCTTAAGTCTCTAGTAGATGTACTAGAGTCTGAGGTATACTCAAATGTGGATGCATACAAAGCAGAGAACTTTGATGATCCTCCAGAAAATTACATCCTAGATTACGACGAGGTATTTGAAGACGACGATGACTGATATTAAACTAATTAGTGTTACTCCCGATGCAGAAAAGCACATGGCATATTGTGCTCGGGTCAGTAATCCTGCTAACCAAGAGAATGAAAAGTTCTCAGGTCTTCTGCGCTATTGTGTGAAGCACCAGCACTGGAGCATCTTTGAGCAGGCATATATGACTCTGGAGATTAATACCACTAGAGGAATCGCAGCTCAAGTGCTTCGACACCGTTCGTTTACATATCAAGAATTTTCACAACGCTATGCTGATTCTTCCCTACTCGCGGAGACGATCCCTTTACCTGAACTACGGCGTCAAGACACCAAGAATCGTCAGAATTCTATTGATGATATTGACCCGTTTGTTCGTCAAGAGTTCCAAATCAAAATGCAACGACACTTTGAACAGGGAATGAAACTCTATAAAGAAATGCTCGATGCATCGATTGCAAAAGAGTGTGCTCGTTTTGTGCTTCCTCTAGCATGTCCTACTAAAATCTATATGACTGGTTCTGTACGTTCGTGGATTCATTACATTGATTTGAGGTCTGCTAACGGCACGCAGAAGGAGCATATGGACATTGCTCTTGGTGCGAAAAGTATTTTCTGTGAGCAATTTCCTGCAGTTGCAGAGGCAATGGAATGGATTTCATAAATATTCATACTAGGACTTGAGGTTTATGCCAACTTACCCTGTTATTAACAAAGAGAATAAGGAAACAAAAGTGCTCGTCATGACTATGAAAGAGTACGATAAGTGGAGAAAGGATAATCCGGATTGGGATAGAGATTGGTCACAAGGTTGTGCGGGTCAGTCCACAGAATTTAAGTGGACTGGTGAGGCTCGTTCCAGTGGATGGAACGAAGTCTTGGATAGAGCATCAAAACAACCTGGTGCTACTGTCCGTAAACACCGCGATTACAGTTTCTAAAACAGCGTATGCCATCAAAAAGAAAGTCGCAGACTCCAGTTCCATTTGGAATGTCCAATAGACAAATGAAAAGAAAGAAACCTCTCAATACGGATTTGATGAAAACCATCGATCCGTTAACAGAAAATCAACAAGAACTTTTTCGCTGCTACAAGAACGATCAAAACATCGTTGCCTATGGAGCAGCAGGCACAGGAAAGACCTTTATCACGCTCTACAATGCGTTGAGAGACGTTCTTGATACCAGGACACCATATGAGAAGATCTACATCGTTAGATCGCTTGTGGCAACTAGAGAGATTGGTTTCCTTCCAGGTGACCATGAGGATAAGTCCTCTCTCTATCAGATTCCATATAAGAACATGGTGAAATACATGTTCGAGTTACCAACAGAATCTGACTTTGAAATGCTCTATGGTAATTTAAAAGCACAAGGAACAGTCAGTTTCTGGTCCACAAGTTTCATTCGTGGAACTACACTTGATAACGCAATCATTATTGTTGATGAGTTCCAGAACTTGAATTTCCATGAACTTGATAGTATAATTACAAGGATAGGTGAAAACAGTAAGATTATGTTCTGTGGTGATGCTACTCAATCTGATCTTATCAAAACTGCAGAGAAGAATGGAATCGCAGACTTCATGCGTATCTTAAGAACAATGCCCTCAATGGATATTATTGAATTTGGTGTTGATGACATTGTTCGTTCTGGTCTGTGTAAAGAATACTTAGTTGCAAAAATGGATCTTAATTTATGAATTTTGTTCATCATAATTTTCTCGGTGACCTTGAATTAAACAAGAAAGAAACTGGTGGCATCCGCTTGTACAATCTTCCTGATGGTCAGTGGGTGCCATCGATTACTTCTGTAACTTCTTTCTACAACCGTCAGATATTTGTTGATTGGCGTAAGAGAGTTGGTATCGAAGAAGCAAATCGTATCACTAAAAGAGCTACTTCTCGTGGAACTGATTTTCATGAGGCAGTAGAAGTGTATATGAAGAATGAAGAGATAAACTGGGATGACTTTCGTCCTCTCACAAAGTTTATGTTTTATCATGCCCTACCATATCTGGACAAGATAAATAATGTACACGCTATAGAAAGGACTCTGTATTCAGAGTACCTGGGTTTAGCTGGAAGAGTTGATTGTATTGCAGAGTACGAAGGGGAACTCGCGGTCATTGACTTTAAGACATCCGATAAAATCAAACCAGAAAAATGGTTGGAAAACTATTTCGTCCAAGAGATGTTTTATGCTTCTGCTTATTATGAGTTAACCGGTATCCCTGTAAAGAAACTCATCACTATAATGGTTACTCCTGGTGGTGAGGTAAAGGTATTTGACAAAAGGGATAAAGGGCAGTATATTAAACTACTAGTGAGATATATTAAAGAATTTGTACATCACAATACTAGGTCAGAGGATGGAGAATGAATTAGAGAAGGCGCTAAAGAATAAATTTTATTGTCCTGCTAAGTTTGTTCAAGAGATTGAGGATCTTGTTCAGAAGAATAAGGACATGAGTTATATTGATGCTATCATTCACTTCTGTGACCAGAATAGTATTGATGTTGAGTTTGTTCCTAAACTTATAACCAAACCTCTGAAGGAGAAGTTAAAGTATGAAGCAATGGAACTAAACTTTCTGAAGAAAAGTTCTAGAGCAAAATTACCTCTCTGATTCTATTTTTGTAGGAAAAATTTTTCCGCAAAAAATTACTATATTACTTTTTTTGATGATGCCGTTTGATGCATATAAACAATATCTCGCGTTGAAGAATCACTTCACGAAAGAGAAGTATGACTACCACAAGTATTGTGGTAAGAGTCGTGCTACTGTTAAATCTTTCTATAAAAGGAAAGATCGTTTCTGGTTTGAAAAACTAGCAAGAAATAAATCTGATAGAGAAGTTGTTGACTTCTTTGTATCTAACTTTATCACCTGCACTGATCCGAGTAAGCTTTGGATAGGAGAAATGATACGCGAAGGTGAGGGTAGATACACTGCCTGGAAACGACGAACACAATCCCTCTCTTATATTTTTAGAGAGGAGGTTGAACTTATCCTCGCAAATGCTGACCTAGATACTGTGTTTGCAAGGACGACCGGTCACCCACCAATACTTAAAAAGTATCTGAGTGGTGACATATCACTTGAAACTCTGGTGATTTGTGATAGAATACTAGGGTATCGCAATGATTATGACAAACAGTTGACCGATCCGGTGTGGGAAACCGTAAGTTTGAGAATTAAAAAATATTCTCCCTTCCTAAATATCGATGTATTTCACTTTAAAAAAATTCTAAAGGAGATTGTTCATGGCACTTAGTAATACTGAAGTACTGGAAAACCTCACTAAGCAGAAAGAGGACTTGGAGAAGAATCTCCAAGAAGGTCAAAATCAGATGGAGACACTTCGTCAAACCTATCTGAAAGTCGTTGGTGCCATTGATGCGCTAACTCAAATCGAAGAAGCAAACAACCCAACTGAAACCTCTGAAACAGAAGTTGTAGAAGGTGAGTGATTTCTTTGATTCGGAGGTTGTCCGAGCAGAGATGACCGAAATCAGTGAACTACAAGAAGACATTTATCAAAATGTCTTCAATTTTCCTAAAATGAATCAAGAAGAGAAACTCTTTCATGTCTCACTTCTTGAGAGGTTGATTGAAAAGCAGAGGATTCTTTATACTCGTCTGAGTTTATCTGATGATCCTGCTGCTAAGAAGATGAAGGAAAATATCACTGACTCTGCAAAAATGATGGGACTTCCTCCTGATACTGATATGAATTCGATATTCGGTAACATGATTAAAATGCTTGACGTGATGAGAAAACAAATTGACAGTTCTGATTAAGTTCAGTACAATATCTTTGTCAACACAAGCCAAATCCAAACTAATCTAATAAATCCTATGTCTTTCGCAAATCTCAAAAAGCAATCCTCTCTTGGATCTTTGACTCAAAAACTGGTCAAGGAAGTAGAGAAGATGAATAATACTTCTAACGGCGCAGATGAGCGTCTTTGGAAACCAGAAATGGATAAGAGTGGTAATGGTTATGCCGTTATCCGTTTCCTCCCTGCCCCTGAAGGTGAAGAACTTCCTTGGGCAAAGATGTACTCCCATGCCTTCCAAGGTCCTGGTGGATGGTACATCGAGAACTCTCTGACTACTCTTGGTCAGAAAGATCCTGTGTCAGAACATAACCGCGAACTGTGGAACAGCGGACTTGATTCTGATAAGGATACTGTTCGTAAGCAAAAGCGTAAGTTGTCTTATTACGCTAACATCTATGTTGTACAAGACAAGGCAAATCCACAGAACGAAGGTCGTGTCTTCCTTTATAAGTTTGGTAAGAAGATCTTTGATAAGGTCATGGAAGCCATGCAACCTGAATACGAAGATGAAACACCCATCAATCCTTTTGATTTTTGGCAGGGTGCAAACTTCAAACTGAAATTGAAGAAAGTTGCAGGTTACTGGAACTATGATTCGTCTGAGTTCGCAGCACCTAGTGCTCTGCTTGACGATGATGATGCTCTTGAAACAGTATGGAAGAAGCAGTATTCTCTTGCTGCACTGACTGCTGCGGATCAGTTCAAGTCCTATGATGATCTTGATAAGCGTCTGAAGATGGTTCTCGGTGCAAAACCAGCACGTCGTTATGATGAAGAACTTGAGGATGAGAGTGAAGGTCGTGGTTCATTCACACCTGACTTCAAGTCAAAGGCACCTGAAGTAGAACCAGACATTACTCCTACACGTAACAGTGAGGATGAAGATGATGCTCTGTCATACTTCCAAAAACTAGCAGAAGATTGATTACTGGAACAGTCTGATATTTTCTCCTCTCTTTAAGGTTCTGCTCATGTATTGGGTGGAACCTTTTTCATACTGCATCATTTCTTGAAGGTCATCTTTCACGATGTTTAGATATCTTGATTCAAGTAAAAATATATTTCTTCTTTCTGTTTGTATTTTTTCTTCGTATTGATAATTGGTGATGGTAGAGACCGGATACTTAGTAGTCATCCCTTCTATCTGGTCATCAAAAAATGAGACCGAGAAGTTTGCATCAACTTCTAATCCTGCAGGGACAATCACTGCTCCTAAAGTATTAGTTACCTGAGTGGTTTCATAGTGATGAGCAGCATTTATATTATCATATGTTTGATATTTTTCTAACAAATAGTTTTCAAAATTAAACTGTGTCATAGGCCATTCGCTATACATATTGATAATATTATTGCAGGTTAAAACCAACCAATCTAAGGTTGAGTCTCCATAGAAATCATATGCGACATTATCAGGACGATCATCACCTTTTATTTGATACTTAGTAAAGATAGATACATCTTGAAAAATATCTTCCCTTAACTTTCCTCTTTTAAATAAATTTTTAACAGTAATATAATCTGATATCTTAGCATCCGGAAGTCTGCTAACATAATCAAAATCTGGGATTTGACTGAAATAGTTTGACATTAGAATCCTACAATATCAAGATTGTCTCCTTCTACATCATATTCATCGTTAAAGATTGGTTCAAGTTCATTAAATGTCATTGACATCTGATACTGAACAGGAGTGCCGTCACTATATGTTGCATAGTTTCCTGTCGGAGTATAATCAACATTAAATCCAGTCATCGCACATTCCTTAAACGCATTTAGACCTTTATGTAGACCTCCGTCTACACCTCTATGTAGGTAAGTAAGTCCATATGTATTTGGTGATTTTAAAAATAAATTACTTTTACTTCTTATAGGCGACATTGATTGTTTAAATGTTCTTATAATTTGTCTCACTGCCTTTGCTTCAGCCTCTGATCTTGGTGACAAGAAAAATGAAAAAGAGAAATTTCTTAATGATGGACCACTAAACAATAATTCCATATTGGGATTCATCACCATCCCTGTTGTCCTCTGAAGAATTTGTTGTCCGTTACCTGCTGCTTTTCCAGCAAAATATGCTGCTATTGCTTGTTTCATATCATCAGGATTATTTTTTACAAAATTAACATACTCTCCTGCCGCATTGATTCCCTCTCCCGGACCTTGAGTAATTGTCTTAAGTGCTACATCTGCCTTGGCAATATCAACGGCATTCATCTTGTCTCCACCACCCCAATCCACAGATTTTGTATCAGATATACCTGAGGGTATTGGAAGTATAACGGATCCTATACTTTTTCTACTATCAGAATTTC